GTCCGAAGCATTTCGTGACAAAGCTGCTACTATCTTTGAAGCTGCAATCAATTCTCGTATCGGTGAGCGCATCGAAACTCTTGATGAAGAGTACAATGAGAAGCTTGATGAAGCAGTAGAAGCCCACAAGGCTGAATTGGTAGAGCAAGTAGATAGCTACATGAATTACGTGGTTGAGCAGTGGATGACTGATAACGAAGTTGCGGTCACAGCTGGTTTGCGTAACGAGATTGCTGAAAACTTTATGACAGATCTACGTAATGTCTTTGTTGAAAACTACATCGATGTACCAGAGTCAAAAGTTGATATGGTTGAAGAGCTCGAAGATCAAGTTGGTGAGTTGACTGAAAAGTTGAACAAAATTGCTTCTACAAATAAAGAACTTTCAGAGTCAGTTAAATTGATGGCACGTGAGAAAGTAATTTCAGAAGCTGCTAAAGGCCTTTCAATTAAACAAGCTGATAAATTAACTTCACTTGCAGAAAATGTTGATTTCACGTCTGAAAGTGAATTTAGCAAAAAGGTATCAACAATCAAAGAGTCTTACTTTACTAGTAAAGCAACTCGAACTTTGAAAGAAGAGACTGAAGTTTCTGCTGAAGATACCCGTATCCTGTCTGACGACAGCCCAATGTCACAATATGCCAGTGCTCTTGCGCGCGGCAATAAATAATTTAACCCATTAGGAGAATGACAAATGTCTTTCAATTCTGAAAAGCTACAAGAAAAATGGGATCCGGTTCTGACCAATGATGCCGTTCCTACAATCGACGACAAGTACAAGAAGTCTGTAACAGCTGTTGTTCTTGAAAACCAAGAAAAAGCATTCGCTGAAGAGCGCGCTCAAAGCTCTTACCAGGGCTTGAACGAAACTGGTGCAAACGCAACTGGCGGTAGCATCTCTAACTGGGATCCAATCCTGATTAGCTTGGTCCGTCGTGCAATGCCTAACTTGATTGCATACGACATTGCTGGTGTTCAGCCAATGACTGGGCCTACTGGTCTGATCTTCGCTATGCGTTCACGTTACACTAGCCAAAGTGGTGATGAAGCTCTGTTCGATGAAGCTAATACTGCTTTCTCTGGTAAGCGTACTGATACACACGTAGGTGATTCAACTTCACTTCCAGGTTCTGGCGACGCTGTTGATACTACCCCTGCAGATGGCGTAGCTGATGACTTCACTTATGGTGAAGGTATGTCAACCGCCGATGCTGAAGCACTTGGTAATAGTGGTGATGCATTCAACGAAATGGCATTCAGCATCGAAAAAGCAACCGTGACTGCGAAGTCTCGTGCTTTGAAAGCTGAATACACCATGGAATTGGCACAAGACCTGAAAGCAATCCACGGTCTGGATGCTGAATCTGAACTGGCTAATATCCTGTCAGCTGAAATTCTTGCTGAAATCAACCGCGAGATCATCCGTACAGTTAACGTGAAAGCGAAACTTGGTGCGCAGACTTCGAACGTTGGTACTGCTGGTATCTTTGACGTTTCTACAGATGCTGATGGCCGTTGGTCAGCGGAGAAATTTAAAGGCCTTGTAATTCAGTTGGATCGTGAAGCTAACGTAATTGCAAAAGAAACTCGTCGTGGTAAAGGTAACTACATCATCTGCTCATCAGATGTTGCTACTGCTCTTGCTGCTTCTGGTATGCTTGATTACACTCCAGCAATGAGCACTAACTTGCAAGTTGATGATACTGGTAATACTTTTGCTGGTGTTCTTAATGGTCGCATGAAAGTGTTCATCGATCCGTACAGCACACGTGACTACATTACTGTTGGTTACCGTGGTGCTAACCCATATGATGCTGGTATGTTCTACTGCCCATATGTTCCGTTGACAATGATGCGTGCTATTGGTGAGAATGATTTCCAACCACGTATCGGCTTCAAAACTCGTTACGGTATGGTTACAAACCCATTCGTTGGTTCATCTGCTCAAGATGATACTGGTGCTAACCGTAACAACCAGTACTTCCGTATCTTTGCGGTAGATAATATCCTGGTATAATATTCGTTAGTTGGATATTATGATATACAAGCCGCCTTCGGGCGGCTTTTTTTGTGCCCATATAAATACCAGTACATCCAACAACACAAGGAAATTCTATGTCATTCACAAAAGCGGCCATAATTGATACGTATAGCACCAATCAAGGTTCGTTGGCACCTCAACGATTCAGTTTAGTACTCTCCGCTACCACTGGTGAAGTAATACAAATAAAACCTAGGTCACTGGATGGCGGCGCTATCAGCACCTCCCCAGCAAGAGTCATGTTACCAGTTGCCAGCATTCCTGTACAATCTGATAAGATTGATGATTCGTCCATAGATATAGAATTCACTATTTCAGAAACAATGAATGAGTATGCCCAGCTATATAATCTAATATGGACATCAGTCACATCAGAACAAAAGATCGAGTTCACGGCCGTGTTGAATATATACACAAGTCATGGTAATATAATCCGAGTAATGACTTTTCACAATGCTGTGATTGCTACTCTATCTTCACCTAATTTTGATAGCACCTCAACTGTAGCTGATCCTGTTACTGCATCAGTTACATTTGATTATTCGCACATGACTATGACATAAGGTCCAAAAATATTATGAGCATGATTGAATATATATTATCCGAATGGGAAAAGGACTGCATAATTGATGATATGAGGTTGGACGAGAGCTCAAGAGAGACTCCTCGCCTTCACGCTAAGTATTTGGCTATATTTTCGAAAACCAGGTTACTTGGCAAAAAGCTAGAAATGGATAGAAAAAATCTACTCAAGGATAAGTGGTTGTATTATAATGGAAAGATGACTAAGGATGATATGGACAACTTTGGGTGGAAATATGATCCATTTGATGGAATGAACAAACCACTAAAAACTGACATGGATCATTACTATGGAACTGATAAGGATATTCAGAATCAACAGTTGAAGATTGATTATAACAAAGAGCTTCAGGACACCCTTAAAGAAGTCATGGACAATATCAAATGGCGCCACCAGACCATCAAGAATATGATTGAGTGGCGGAAGTTTACTTCAGGTGCATGAATGCCCGCGGTTACATTTGCCCCTAAATAATCTCAACTAGTGAAATATAAGTTGGGATTGTATGACCGATACTATGATAATAACCAAAAAGAACGAGACGAGTTTGTATATTGATTGTGAGCCAGGAATCATGTATGAACTTGCTGACTTCTTCTGCTTTTTTGTGCCTGGATACCAGCACATGCCTCCCTTCAAATCGAAAATCTGGGACGGCAAAATTCGATTATTCGACCTCCGCTCTTCTACCCTCCCAGTTGGACTATACAAGTATGTGTATGAGTTTGCTGAAGCCAGGGGTTATAATGTACTAACCAATAACTCTGATTACTATTCATTTCCTGATGCTGCTGATGTAGTTGATCTGGAAAGTATTACAACGTTTATAGAACAGCAAACCCAACTAACCTCTAAAGGGGAGGTAATAAATCCCTATGACTATCAGTTACAGGCAATTTCTACATGTCTATCAGATAGACGTAAGGTCATCATTTCACCAACTGCATCAGGTAAATCCCTCATAATCTATTTAGCTATCCGTTGGTTCATACATAACATCAGAAAGCCTGTTATTATTGTTGTACCTACTACATCCTTGGTTGAGCAAATGTATACTGACTTTGGGGATTATTCTGAATTCGATCAATTATTTGATGTAGAGAAAATGTGTCATAGAATATATTCAGGTCAAGATAAAAAGGTCAATAAGCCAATCACCATATCAACCTGGCAATCAATATACCAGCAACCTGCCGCTTGGTTTCAGAAATATGGGATGGTAGTTGGGGACGAAGCTCATAACTTTAAAGCCAAGTCACTTACCACATTGATGAATAAATGCACCGAAGCATCCTATAGATTTGGTACCACAGGTACACTTGATGGAACTAAGACTCATAAAATGGTATTGGAGGGATTATTTGGGCCCATCCACAGGGTAACCACAACCAAAGCTTTGATGAAAAGTGGGCAGATATCTGACTTAAATATCAAACTGCTTCTGTTGAAATATAGTTCGGAAGAGTGTGCTGAGGTTAGTCGTGGGAAGACTAGAATGACTTATCCCGAGGAGATTGCATTTATAACACAGCATGATCGCCGCAACAATTTTATCAGCAATCTAGCACTTAGTTTAGAGGGTAATACTCTGGTTCTGTTTAACCTTGTCGAGAAACACGGGAGGCCTTTATTTGAGAGAATTAAAGCCAAAGTTGAAGCTAAATACCCAGGGAGGAACACTTATTTTGTATCAGGTAATACAAGTGTAGATATTCGCGAGAATATTCGATCAATTGTTGAGAAAGAAGCTGATGCAATTGTAGTAGCCTCTTTGGGAACCTTTTCCACTGGTATTAATATTAAGAACCTACACAATATTATATTTGCATCACCTTCCAAATCTCAAATTAAGATACTACAATCCATCGGACGGTCGTTACGGATAGCTGATAATGGCCGAAGCGCTGCGTTATATGATATAGCCGATGATCTACATTGGAAGTCTCGCAAAAACCATACACTTGGCCATGCTGCAGAAAGAATACAAATATACAATAAAGAGATGTTTACATACAAGGTAATTGAAGTCCCATTAACCACTTAATAAGGAACTATCCTATGGATGATTCAATACAATCAGTAGTTAAAGACTATAATGTCAATGTAATTAAGATGATTGATGGAACTGATGTAATATGTCAGCTACTCCATACATCAGTTGATACTTATACTATAGAGAAGCCAGTAATCATCAACAGAGAAGGGGGCATTATGGGATTCCAGCAATGGTGCCCATATACTTCAGATGCATACTTTCCCATAGCTACCCATAATGTGTTAACTATTAACCCCTGTGAGCTCACTATAGCATACTTTTATGTCCAACAAGTACTTACTGATAAGGCCATTGAGTGTATGACTGAGGAAGAGAAGCAGCTAATAGGTGAAGTACATCCCCATGTAGTAGAGGGATCCTCAACACTCCAGTAGGGGCCCCAGCGGGCCCTGCGGCTGTGGCCTTATTATATAGTATGATTGGGTTATTTCATACAGGGTCCTGTTTGGTTGAATCCACAGAGAGGACCACGTTGGTAAATTTGGCGTATTGGGATATTATAAGAAGTCGATAATTATTAGAGGTATCCTATATGGCTACTAAGAAAAAGAATGCTCATTACGTAGATAATAAAGAATTTTCACTGGCAGTTGTGGATTATGTTAGGAGTGCTGACACTGCAAAGGCCGCAGGAAAACCTGTACCTGTGGTTACTAATTATGTTGCAAAATGTTTTATGCTAATAGCTGAGGGACTATCTCATAGACCCAATTTTATTACAAAACCATATAGAGAAGAAATGGTAATGGATGCAGTTGAAAACTGCCTTCGTGCAATAAACAACTACAATGTTGAGGTGGCTACACGTGGTGGACTTCCAAACGCGTTTGGGTATTTCAATCAAATATCTTACTTTGCTTTCATCCGTAGAATCAATAAAGAGAAAGCATTGATTGATATTAAAATGGCTGTAATTGAACGTCATGCTTTGGATGAGATGCTATCAGGGGTCGAGTTGAGTGAGGGTGCTACCGCCAATCAAGATTATGTTGATTATGTCAATCAAAAGCGCAAAGATGGATGGGTAGGGACTCCTGGTTATAGACCAGTTATTGAGAATAAGAAGAAGAAGAAAACTAACAGTGACCTAGAGCACCCAATCAAAGAAGGTTTGGAAGTCTTGTTTAAATCACTTGATGGATTGTAAATTATGCTAGTTGGAGTTATTTCAGATACTCATTGTGGAGCTAGGAATAGCTCTGATCTGTTTATGTCATATCAGGAACGTTTTTATTCAGAGATATTCTTTCCTTATATGAATAAGCATAATATCAAAAAAATAATTCACTTAGGAGATTATTATGAGCACCGTAAATTTGTCAACTTCAAGGCCCTAAACCACAACCGCAAAGTATTCCTTGATAAGCTACGAGAGTATGGTATCCACATGTATATCATTCCTGGCAACCACGATGTGTATTATAAGAATACCAACGAGCTTTGTTCCATTAAAGAGTTGCAGGGGTATTATACAGATTGTGTTACTATAGTATCTAAGGCAGCTACAATAACGTTGGGTGGAATGGACATAGGACTTGTTCCATGGATCAATGCTGATAATTATCAGGAAAGTATGGAATTCTTACAAAATACTCCTGCTGCAGCAATTGGCGGTCATTTTGAACTTGCTGGTTTTGAGATGAATAAAGGTGTTGTGCAACATCATGGAATGGACACAGAATCATTAAGACGTTTTGAGTCTGTTTGGTCTGGGCATTATCACACTAAATCATCACAGGGTAATATAACATACTTGGGATCACAGATGGAGTTTAATTGGTCTGATTGTGAGGATCCTAAGTTTTTCCACATACTGGATACCAAATCAAGGGAACTTGAACCTATCCTAAATCCTATCACGTTATTTGAGAAGATTGTATATGATGACAGAGATGGCACGGACGAATACATCGACGCTGATCTCGGTTATTACACAAACAAGTTCGTTAAAGTTATAGTGGTTCATAAGAAAGATTCTCTTGAATTTAATAGATTCATTGATAGACTACAGAAAGCCAATCCACATGAGCTGAAAATAGCAGAGACATTTATAGAATTCTCTGGGGATTCTGTTGAAGATGGAGGAGTTGATCTAGAGGACACTAGTACCCTACTCGATTCATATGTAGAAAGTGTGGATACTGATTTGGACACTGATCGTCTAATTTCAATGACCAGAAGTATATACGTGCAGGCACAAAATGTGGAGTTGTTATGATTAATTTTAGATATATTCAGTGGGAGAATCTGCTTAGCACAGGAGCTAATCCCACTCGCGTGCAACTGGACTCTAATCCAACTACTCTTATTGTTGGTAAGAATGGTAGCGGTAAATCAACAATGCTTGATGCGTTATCATTCGCTTTATTCGGTAAGCCTCATAGGGATATTAAGAAAGCTCAGTTGGTTAATACCATTAATACAAACAAGATGGTGGTTGAATGTGGGTTTGATATAGGAACACATAATTTTGTTATCATTCGTGGAATCAAACCTGCGCGTTTTGAGATATACCAGAATGGCAATATGATTAATCAACAGGCGGACTCACGCGATTATCAGAAATTCTTGGAACAGAATATACTGAAGCTAAACCACAAATCATTCCATCAAATTGTTGTACTTGGGTCAAGTTCATTTATTCCATTTATGCAATTGAAGTCAACCCACAGAAGAGAGGTGATAGAGGATCTTCTTGATATCAGAGTATTCACTGTAATGAATGGTATTGTGAAGGAGAATCTGTCACGGATTAAGGAGAGTTCAGTTGTAAATAATCACAGCCTCGATAAACTAGAATCCAATATTACCATGCAGCGCAATTACATTAGAGATATCGGGCAAATAGCAAAAGACCAATCAGAGCAAAAGAAGGAAAGAATGGATCGGCTGCAGGAACAATATGATGAGCTCAGTAATGAATATGATGATTTAATCGGGCAATACCCAGATCAATTATCTAAAGTGGCATTGAATAAACTAGTAGAAGATGATAGGACATCGAAGCAGCAGCTTAATGATCGTAAGCATACATTTAATCATGAAATCAAGATGTTAGTTAAGACTACTAAATTCTATCAAGATAATGATATGTGCCCAACATGCGATCAGAATATCGATTCTAACGTAAAGGAACATAAGCACACTGAAGCAAAAACGAGAGCTAAGTTTCTCCAGGAAGAAATTAGAGAGGTAGATGATCAATTAGCGACACTCAACAATTCAATATCTAAGCTCACTGATCAACTGA